GCACGCAACTTTGTCGGGCATTTACCCCCTAGCTATCAGACGGGGGTAACTCTGCCAACCGGCTCAGTTTCGCAATCTTCCATCAAGAAAAGAGAAGGGTTATGGGATCCCAATTTTGAGATTGAGAGCAAATACCCCACGAAAATCGATTTGGCCGTGCAAGACTTAGGAATTAAAGATTTCGCTCTTTCGGACCTGGTAGCTGTAGCAAACCGATTTGTGAACGCCACGAAGGAAGACATAGCAATAGTCGTTGAAGCAATTGAGCATCCGATTAGAACTTTGAGTCACTCGTGGCTGGGGTTATGCATTCTCTTGATTTTGGGTTGTTTCCTTTTAGCTGGGCTAATAAGAATCATGATTCCCATAGGCAAAGCGGTTTTGGCCGTTATACGTTTCATAGGCAGAACATCTGCGTATTTGTCATGTTGCGCTCTCGGTCCTTGTGTCCGATTGAGGAATTACATCCGTAAGAAGCAGATCAGCAGAGCAAACAGAAGAAATGTTATATACGGCAGAGTTACAGACGATAGAGAGGAGGTAGAGATGGTCACGAGACGTGTGAGCCCTATATCTTACGATACCAGAGGCCCTTATGTCACTAGTTCAACTGGAGAAAGAATCTACGCTAAGGAAGGATCAGTGTTAAACCTTGTTTCCCCTACACGATTACGAGAGGAGCAAGTTGAGGAACCTGTGCACCTTATGCCGGTTATACACAAAGAATCTTTAATTCCAGGTAGCAAGTTTTATAAGGAGAAGATGCCTAAATGGCAAGGTCAATTTGATATCGACGGGACAATAATAGGTCACTTTTGTAGGATTAAGTTCCATAAGAGGGATTGTTTATTAACGGCTAGCCACGTCTTGTCTTTTAACAAGACAGCCAATGTTAGACTCAGGAAGGATGATAAGTATGCGTACTTATCATCCATCGCCACAGAAATAGTAGCTTATTCAAGTCCAGAAGAATTGGATTTTGTTATAATGACTGTTCCTGATTTTGTATTTTCCCAACTAGGAATATCAGTAGGTAAAACTACTAGTAAAGTACGGATGGGAGAAGTAGTCAACATAAGGCAAATTGTTAAGGATGAACAATGCGTTTCTACTGCTGTAACTAGAGTCGTTCGAGGAGATCCATGGAGGATTCAGTACGGTGCTAGCACTATAACGTCGAGCTCTGGAGCTCCGTTGTGTAATGCACGAGGAGAGATCTTCGGAGTTCATACTGGTTGCAACCGAATTGAAGGAGTCAACTTAGGGGTTGTCATTCCTTTATTCAGGGTTAAGGAATCGGACATGAACGAGGATGCCTACAATGACTTGGATTTAGAGGAAGAGGACGCGGAAAGACGAGCTGAGAGATTGGTGGAGGATGAAGAGGCGGAGGAATTGAGATTGAGAATTTTACTCCGTCGTCCGAAGAGTGAAGTGTCGGTTGATGCTAGCGCATCATGGGCTGAACAGATGGAGGAGATAGACAGGTATGACGATGAAGATTACGCCGATTTTGAAAATTATCGAAGACAATTCAGAGTCGTTAAGACCATAATTAGGTCCAAAGCAGGGAAGAAAAGATTTGAATCCCCATGGACCTGTTCCAAGTGTCAACTTTTACATCTGGAAGCTGGTTTAACGTGCCGAAGACCTGGCTGTGGGTTTGCTCTTGTCAAAGACAAACAAAAGATCAAGGAGAACAAAGCGGAAATAGCGGAAGGCTCCAAGCTTGCTTTAGAGGAGTTGATGAAAACCCTCCCTTTAGTAGTTTTGGATGAAGTACGTAAAGCGCTTAAGAAAGAAGGTGAATTAGCGAAGGAATTAGACCGATTTGTTAAGGAATTAATAGATCAGAGACATTCCCGATGGACTAATGAACTCAAACTTTCTAAGATCCCCGAAAGAGTAGAAGCAGTGGAAGGAGAGATCCACCTTGGAAAAGGTGTTTCAGATCCTTCTTTCGCAGTTTTGAGAAATCAGTTGGTCAAGCTGCCCACTGGAAAGATGAACGAAAAACGATCCCTGGAAGAAGGAACTATAGCTTTGGAGAAATGTTCTAAAGAGGATATCAAAGCGATAGCGGAAAGAGGGGACGGAGAAGTAGTTTGCAAGGTTAAGACCGTGACACCATCGGCGCCAAAACCCCCCAGTCGAAAAGCGAGACGTAACAAGCGTGTCTCGCAAGAAACCAAAGAAACCGTAATTCCTGCGGTTCCTTTAAACTCGCAATCCCCAGCAATAGCTGGGGTTCCTACTACAAGTGGATTGAACCGCAAGAGTTCTCCGCAAAAAGCGACATCGTTGGCTACAGCACAATCAAATTCCACGAGCCCAAAGCTCTTGAAGAGAATTCCAGTTGGCAACGTCTTAAACAAGACGGTCGACTAGATTATGATTCGTTCAGTTGGCCTCCGAGAGGAGCTGAAGCAGAAAAGATCAGCTTCAGATTGCAATGTGACAAACACATTGAAGAGTTTTATGAACCCACCACAGAGGAGAAGAATGCTGCTAATGACTACCTAAAGACGCAGTATTTGACACATGTTTTACCTGGTTTCTTCCAGCATTATGACCGAGAGATTTGGAGAGTTGAAGTAGAGAAGGTGATTAATTTCATCAAGCTTGAGTCCTCCCCAGGTGTCCCAGTTTGTATGTTGGGCTCCACTAATGGCAAAGTGCTTGAAATTATGGGAGTGAGAGTAGTCGAGACTGTTCTAGATCGAATAGAACTCCTACTATCTCACGATCCCCACAAATTCGATCGGATGCAACGCATTGACGAAGGTCTGTGTGATCCAATTCGAGTCTTTGTCAAGGATGAACCCCATAAGAAAGCAAAATTGGCTGAAGGTCGAGTCAGATTGATCATGTCTGTGTCTCTTATCGACAAGATAATTGAGATGCTTTTGATACGAGATCTCTGTAAACTCGAGATAGCTAATTGGATGGATATACCATCTAAGCCCGGAATAGGATTTTCCCCGGAAGACAATCAATCAGTCTATGATGATGTCTTGGGTTGTGGTTATACCATGGCCTGTGCGGACATCAGTGGATGGGATTGGTCAGTCAAACAGTGGATGATACTTAACGACGCCGAGTTCACAATTAAACTTTGTGAAAACTCTAGCCCCGTCTGGGAAACGTTGCTCAGAAGAACCGCTTTTATAGAGTCGGAGAGCATTTATATGTTTTCAGACGGGACTATGGTTCAACCGCGATTCAAAGGTATTGTCAATTCGGGAAAGTTCAAGACATCACGTTCCAACAGCTTTATGCGAGTACACTTAGCGACTTTAGTCGGCAGTAGGAAAACTATAGCTGCTGGAGATGATTCAGTTGAGGAGTACGTTGAGAGTGCCAAAGAAACATATTTGGCGCTAGGTCTGAAATGCAAAGAC